AACCTGAAGTACCACTTGAGCCTGATGTACCTGATGAACCGCTAGTGCCTGTTGAACCGCTTGTACCAGTGGAACCTGAAGTACCTGAAGAACCTGATGTTCCAGAAGTAGTACTTTGGCCAGATACTCCAGTTAGACCTGATGTACCTGAGCTACCTGAAGTACCTGATGAACCGCTAGTGCCTGTTGAACCGCTTGTACCAGTTGAACCCGAAGTACCAGTTGAACCGCTTGTACCACTGCTACCTGAAGTACCACTTGAGCCTGAAGTGTTACTTTGGCCGGACTCACCAGCAATGCCTGAAAGTCCAGAGGTACCAGTTGAGCCTGATGTACCGCTTGAACCTGAAGTACCTGTTGAACCCGAAGTACCTGAACTTCCTGATGTACCTGAAGAACCTGAAGTACCTGTGCTACCTGAAGTACCTGTGCTACCTGAAGTACCACTAGAACCAGAAGTACCTGAAGTAGTACTTTGACCTGATACTCCGGTTAAACCCGAAGTTCCAGAGCTACCTGATGTACCTGAAGAACCTGATGTGCCTGTGCTACCTGATGTACCCGTGCTACCTGAAGTACCTGAAGAACCTGAGGTTCCGGAAGTAGTACTTTGGCCCGATACTCCGGTTAAACCTGAAGTACCTGAAGAACCAGAGGTACCTGAGGAACCTGAAGTGCCAGTTGAACCCGAAGTACCAGTTGAACCCGAAGTACCAGTTGAACCGCTTGTACCACTGCTACCTGAAGTACCACTTGAGCCTGATGTATTACTCTGGCCTGATTCACCTGCAATACCTGAGAGACCTGAAGTACCGCTTGAGCCTGATGTACCGCTTGAACCTGAAGTGCCTGTTGAACCTGAAGTACCTGAACTACCTGAAGTACCCCTTGAGCCTGAAGTGCCTGAGCTACCTGAGGTGCCGGTACTACCAGAGGTACCAGTTGAGCCTGAAGTACCTGAAGATCCACTAGTACCTGATGTTGTGCTTTGGCCAGATACTCCGGTTAAACCTGAAGTACCTGAGCTACCTGAAGTACCCGAAGAACCTGATGTACCTGTTGAACCACTTGTACCCGTTGAGCCTGAAGTACCTGAAGATCCACTAGTACCTGAAGTAGTACTTTGGCCCGAGACTCCTGTTAGACCTGAGGTACCTGAAGAGCCAGAGGTACCTGAGGAACCCGAAGTACCAGTTGAACCCGAAGTACCAGTTGAACCCGAAGTACCAGTTGAACCCGAAGTACCGCTAGAACCTGATGTACCTGATGAACCTGATGTATTACTTTGGCCGGACTCACCCGCAATGCCTGAAAGACCTGAAGTACCGCTTGAGCCTGATGTACCGGATGAACCACTTGTACCTGTTGAACCTGAAGTACCTGAACTACCTGAAGTACCGCTTGAGCCTGAAGTGCCTGTACTACCAGAAGTACCTGTTGAACCACTTGTACCCGTTGAGCCTGAAGTACCTGAAGAACCTGATGTTCCAGAAGTAGTACTTTGGCCAGATACTCCAGTTAGACCTGATGTACCTGATGAACCCGAAGTACCTGATGAACCGCTTGTACCTGTTGAACCTGATGTACCACTGCTACCTGAAGAACCTGATGAGCCCGAAGTACCTGAAGTAGTACTTTGGCCCGATACTCCTGTTAAACCTGAGGTACCTGAAGAGCCAGAGGTACCACTTGTACCTGAAGTAGTACCACTTGTACCTGAAGAACCTGTTAAACCACTAGTACCTGAAGAGCCAGATGAGCCAGATGAACCAGATGAACCACTAGTACCATTAGTTCCTGAAGTACCGGATGAACCAGAGGTACCTGATGTACCATGTGAGCCAGAAAGGCCACTTGAACCTATATCACCAGAAGAACCTGAGCTACCTGAAGTACCAGAAGTGCTACTTGAACCTGATGTGCCTGAAGTGCCACTTGTACCTGAAACTCCTGATGTTCCTCCTCCTCCAGTAGCAGCTACAACTAAAGATACAACCCCATCATCATCAATGGTTAAGACATAACCTTCCCATCCTTCTGTTATAATAGGAAGATTGAACTTATTGAAGGCTAAAGAGCGATCAAGAAAGTTCCTACCTTTATTAGGATTATCCTGTCTTAAATTACCTCTTTTTCTACTTTCGGCCATATCTTAAGGGAAAACATCTTTATCTTCAATAAATATTGAAAAAATATGTTATTAATTATTAGAACCAGTTAAGCCTGAGAGGTTGGTTGAAATTTCTTCTTGTATTGAGATTGTTGTTTTATCTACGTATTGAGTTAATGCTGTAACATCTTTCTGGAGTAATTCAGGTACTATATATCCGTTCATCTTGATTGTAAATGTGCTTCTTACTATTCTTTCATCATTCTGAGATAATTCGGTTTGGAAACCAAATGAATCGATTGATGCTTTAAATTTATAACGTTCAGGATTGCCCCAATATGAATCAGAGGCGTATTCAATTGCTTCAACTATTTTGTTTAACTGCTCAACATAGTATGTAAATACTACGCATGAGTACGTCAATGTAATATAGTCAGGTATAACTGTCGCAACGTATTGCTTTTCAGGTTTAACGTTGTTTAAGACGTCAAAATTATTATAAGCATTTCGTTTAGTATATGTTTTAGATGTAACTCCATAATTGTTAGGATTATTAGCATCTAATTTATTTCCAATACTTCTTACTTTTTCTATATTATCTCGCTTAAACATAATAAGCGGAGCCATAATTTTACCCTTTTGATCTCTATAGTAACCATCCTTTTGATAAGATTTCCATTTTTCAGGAGCTCCATATATTACAGGTACTGCAATTCGCTCTCCATTTTGAATTACTGAAGGTCTAATTACGTTATCAAAGTAATAAAATATAGATTCGTCAATATCTTGTATTCCTACAGAATATGGCTTAATTGTACTACCTTTAGCTGAGATTTGGTTAATTCTAGAGTTTTGAGAAGTAATAGCGTTATTAGGATTGCCAACAGATTGATCGTAAGCAACGTGTTGTGCTTTACTTATTTCTTCTTGTGTTTTTGGACGTGGTTTTGTTGCCATTACATTCTAGCTTTTTGAATTCCTAATCTGTCTGCTGGTACGTAATGAGTATTACAAATAATTGAAATACTAGAACCAAATCTATCTAAATCGTTTTCTAATGGATTATTACCTGTATCGTCTTTAAAAGGGTAATCAGGATTCTTACCAACAAAGAATTGGTTAGCATTTGTTCCATCAATTTCGTAATATCCTTTTTGATACATAATAACATCACCTACTTCAGGTACTACATTAGCTGCTATTAAATCATCACGTAAAAATCTATAAGTAATTCCCCATTGGAAATCAACCCCCATATCACTTTCAGGATAGTTTTGATCATCACGTTCGATAAGACAATAAAGTATAACAGGATCTGCAAAATACCTACCTGAAGTGGCCTCTCCATACATATTGGTTACGGTTTCTCCAGTTTTGTATTTGTAGAATACACATTGTTGAGAAATGATGTTGCCCATCAATTCTCTATTAATATGCCTAAATAGGCTTATGTCTCTTGCTTCTCCGTATAATGCCATCTTAACCTATATAAATTGTCATTGGTACCTCACCTAATTCACTTTTACGAGCAGTTGATTCAGCTGCTCTTCTTTCAAGCAAGGATTGACGTGACATTTGATCTAAATAGTCTCGTAATTTGGTAGTTAATGCTTCTTTATCGGTGTTTGAAGAAGCAATTAAATCAGCTTGGTTAAGTGTTACCTCAGCACCTGGTATAGGTACAGTAGAATATTTACCTCTTACATATCCTAATATTTCTTTTACAATAGCTAATGTGTATTCAAATATCCATGCTCTACCAATTGAATTAATTTGAGAGTAAGTAATATTAGTAATAGGAACATTAGATGCATTTGTTATCTTATCATTTGCAATATTATTAATCCCTGCATTAATTCTATCGTCATTTTTGATGTATTGGAACCATAAATAAGGACGATAACCATCAGTAGTTACATCTGAAGGTGAAGGTACAGGGAATATTCTTAATTTATTATTAATAAGTTGGAAGCTGTAATTAGCTTGTCTTACTTGATTTGACATTTCGATAGCTTGGATAGTTTGCATATCATAGCTTAAAGGCATAAGCAAAAAGTTCAAACCAGGACCGTATCCTAAACCAATTGAACCAAGTGCTGCTGCTTGTCCGTCAAATCCGAATCCAACTCCTAAACCAGCGTAGGGAGAATATAATTCGTTAATAGCAGGTACTTCTTCATAGAAGATTTTTTTAATTTCAATACCACCTGTAATATTATTATCGATTGCCCATTGACCTAAATCGTAATCTTGTACTGAAGATGTTAGAGCAATTGAGCCACTAAACCAAGTTACGTTACCTCCTACACCTGCTTCTTCTCCATATTGTTCAGACATTCTTACAATAGAAGACATATTAGGAGTTACTAAAGCATGATTTAGATTTGAACCTGTTGAAGCCCCCTCTACAGATAACATATTATCTCTTACTTGATAAGCGTATAATTCATTTCCGTAAGTAGTTACGGCTTCTTCAAATGCAGTATAAAATTGAATGTCTTGTAATTCGACATTTTCAATAGGGTATCCTAGACGTTGAGCACAGAATTTCGCTACCTTATCAGCATCTTGTTGGAACTGATAATCGTTATCGTAGAATCCGAAAGGTGTGTTACCTGGGAAAAAACTGCTTGAGCCAGGCCATATTGGAATTTCTGCCATATCTTTTTGTTATAAATATTAAAAAAAGGACCTCAAATTGAGGTCCCTATTAAAAATATTATGTTATAATGGTTATACGCCCGTAGGGATTTCTACAACATCAAATGTAGAACCGCTAGACATAGTTTCTAATGAACCTGTAACTTGTTCAGTTACATAAAGTAAGTATTTGTTTACTACATTATCACCACTGTTATCTGCAGATGCAGAAACGTTTGAAACATAGAATGGGAATGCTGCAATTGAGCTTGAACCCGAAGCGTATGCTTCTTGTGAGTGGTACATAAAACAGTCTACTGGGGTTTCACCTCCGGATAATGGGAGGTGTAAAACTAAACGGAAATAAGGAGTTGAGTAGGTTCCGTAGTTGTATTGGAAATCTGAGGTTGATTGGATTGCCATTTTAAAATTAATTTATTTGGTTATACATATGTTAAAGTTTAGTAAAGCGCATTCCACGATGTGCCATCGTAAAAATAAGGTTTAGGAGGTACTGAAGCAGATACAGCAAATGAACCTGTATCGGGTGATGTTGGTAAAGGGTCTTGAGGTGTTAATGTTAATACTTCACTTATATGGACACTTCCATCATCTTTAATATCAATACCTTGACCTCCGTCATTATATAAAGCTAGCCCGTTTGCATCTCTTGCTGTTAACTTTCTTGTAGATATTAAATATCCATTAGAGGTTTGAGTAATGTTTCCTGCTACGGTTAAAGTAGCATAGGGTGATGAGGTTCCAATACCTACCTTATTATCGTCTGATACGGATAATGAAGCAGAAGCATTTGAATTTTGTACTAGGAAAGCTGTTGTTGATGAGGTAGTACCCGAGCCTTTAACGTGTAGTTTAGATGTTGGAGCGGTAGTTCCAATACCTACGTTACCGTCTGTTGTCAGTGCTATATTTTCTTGTCCGTTGGCTCCTTCTAATAAAATACCTCCTGCTGCTCCGTATATCCTAGAGGCTGCTGATCCTCCTACTGAGCCGTTGTTTGTGAGAATTCTTACACCTCTATCTCCAACACTGTTGTTGAATTCAAACGTGTTTGTAACTGTGTTAGCTATAAAGAATGCTCTATCAGTTCCACTACCTCCTGTGCCTAAATGAATCTTACTTCCTTGAACATCTAAGGTTGCGTTTGGTGAAGTTGTACCAATACCTACGTCTCCCTGTACGTATAGTCCGTTTGTAGGTGCATTGTTTGCAAAGTTGGTTGTTAATGCTAATGATCTTGCTTTGATTGGAATGGCGCTGCCGCCGTCAACAAAGAATCCGATATAATTACCATCCGCACCGTAAATGTTTCTCTTAACTCTAACGTCTCCGTTTACGTCAAGTAATCTCTGAGGCGATGTTGTACCGATACCTACGTTACCTTGTAAATAGATTTTCTCAGTACCTTCTTGGTATATAGCATATGGATCGTTTGTTTGTGTACCGGAAGTGATGCTCCCTAAGTACAGTCCATACGTATTTGTAATAGTACTATTAACATTTGAGAAATTTGATATACCTGCTGTAGATC